CGGGCGTATAAGTCCGTATTTTTGAACGAACCTATGAGCTGCAATTATTCCCACTAGGTTGTGGTTTGACGTTGCAAACATTTCCTTGGTGCCTCCTTGGGTGATTGTTGCGTTGTTTGTTCCAGTATCATAGTAGTAGGAATCGGTATTGTATACCAAATGATTTTATTGACTTTCAATCCTTGTGCAGGGATCATGAATTTGCACCATTTGTGTTTTTATGCTTAAAAACTAAATCTATGCTATTTTATTAGTATAGTGAGTCATACGACTCATAAAATAACAGTCATGGTAATCCATGCATAGTACAGTTTACTTTGTACTATTAAAGTTAAAATTATAAAAAATTTCTCCGCTATAAAGGAGAAGAGTGGAATCTCTTACTTTCCCGTATTGCACGTAGCAAGATCCCAGATCTCACTGGTTAAAAAGTACTCTGGTCTGTAGGACAACAGAATTCCACAGGTTTCTGGTGTGCAGAAACAATCCGTGCCGGGATTTTTTCGGTTGCGCGGGCGATATTAACTTTATTTCATTATTTATTGTAAGCAAATGGCTTAGCCTGCTCTGAGGAGTGTACCCTGACGGGGTTTGTGTTATTATGATATTTAGTGCAATAGAGCCAACTCGGTCGTTGCTGCGTTTAGAAGACGCTATTCTTTTGGTAAAATAGAAGAAAAACAGTTACTCCCTCGGAGGGGGGGTTCCCCTGTCCAATTTTTATTTTTAACTTCAATTATGGCTACACCAAAAGGAAAATCGAACGCGCTCTCTATGCAAGCTAAAAATCAGTTGATTCAACGCGATATTAAAGTATTTTCAGATCCTTTTGGTATTCGAGCCGGTGGAAGTAAAAAAGAAAAGGCCGATGTTCTCTCTTTCTTAGAGAACAAACTTAAAAATAAGTACAAAACCAAGTATCTTGGTTTAGCTAGGAAAATGAAAGACGCTCGTTTCGAGTCAGGTATTGATTTGGCTCAGGCTATCCTTATTGGTGATGTTATTTGCGACAAAGCTAGACAAATGGATTATCCTGAACAAGAGATTAATCAAGTGCAGGCTCATTTTGAAGCCGGTTTCTTCCCAAACATGTCTGACATGTTTTTGGGAAAGACGAGAGAAGATATTGCTGATATGGCGAATTCTGGTACCGAGTTGATGAACAACGTCAACGGTGCCTTTACTACTATTAGAGATCGCCTACCTTCTTGGGTTGGTATGGTAGCTTTTTGTGTTTTTTTGAATGAGGCTACACATTGCTTGATGATGGTTATGTACCCTAATTGGGTAAATTACCTTAAGTTTAATTACACCATTTTTTGCATTTCTGGCGTACTTTGTTTACATTTCTTTAAGGACTTTAGCGATGCAATGAGCAACAGCTTTCGTCAATTACAGACTCTAGTAAGCAATTTGTGGAATGGCGTCCAAACGTCTCAGGATCCTGTTTTTGAAGCAGGGTTTGTAGAAGATCCTTTGACGGCAATGTTGTCTTTGGTCGTTCCAATCACTCTTTCAGTATGTGGGCTTAAAAAGATGGCTTGGCTTGGCGACATGTATGATGTCGTGGTCAACGTCTTCAAAGAAGTTTTGAAAGACTTTTCCAAAATGAAAGCGGGCACTATAGATTTGTGCAACATTGTCTCTCAATTAGTATCATATAGTTTTCGCGTTGTTAAGTGGTGTTTGTTTTGTAGAAACAAACACAAATTTCCTTTATGGCAAAACATTGATATGCCCGCTGACATAGAAATTTTTACTGATGATGTGGCTGAGTTTTGCTTGAGTAATGACAAAAATGAGTTGGTATCTAATACTTCTAACTATTTTAAAGTTTTATCTTTGATTAGAAAGGGAGAAAAACTTTTGTCAACGTGCAAACACAGACCTACTGTAGTTTTGCTATCCAAAAAACTCAAAGAACTTCAAGATATCAAGTCTAGGATCACTGTTGGTGGTTGCTTTATTCAAGGGGCTCGTCCTGAACCTTTTGCGATCACCTTGGAGGGCATTCCTGGACAAGGGAAAAGTTCTATGGTAGAAAGAATCCATACCGACATTTGGAGTAGATTGGTTCCCAAGGATTTACATGATGAATTCTTGAAAGATCCTTTGAAATATAAGTTCGTGAGAGATTCTTCTATAAAACACTGGGAAGGATACACGCCAGAAAAATTGACGTGTGTGTGGGATGACTTTGGACAGTCTCGCGAAGAGTTGACTGGAGTGATGGAGTCTCTTGAATTGATCAGAGCGTTGAACTCTTTCCCCATGCACTTGCCTTTTGCTGCTATAGAAAACAAAGCAAGTAATTTCTTTGTGTCTAGATTGGCTGTTATTACAACCAATTGCGAGGGATATAATCGCTCTAAACTGATTAAGTACCAAGAAGCACTTGACAGACGATTGAATAAAAATCGTTATCGTGTTATTCTACATGATAGGTATATAGTTCAAAGCGATACTGACGAAGAAGTTCGAAAGTTTGATCCATTTCATCCGGATAAGAAAACTCCGGGATTGTTGACAGATGAAGACGTTTACTTTGACAAGGTTTCCTATGTTGGGGGCTCTGTGCGTTATTGCAGAGTTACTTACGATGAAATTGTTCAGCATGCTGTTAGTTCTATGAAGCAGGCTATGGAAACTTTCGAATTACGTATGGCGGATCTTATTCAAGTCGCTAAGCAAGGTTCTCCTCTGTTCGAAATGGAGCCGATGGAGTTGAGCGAAGCTATAAATAATTCTATGGATGCTGACCAAAGGTCTAGTTTTGAAAAAGAGCTAAGGGATTTGGACCAAATGGACCTCCAAGATCTTCTGGAAATTGAAGACGGAGCAGTGCCTGATAATCCAGAACCCCTGTTTAGTAAAATTGAACAGATGTATTCTAGGTTGGCTAACAAATATGGAGTTGCGGTTGGTATAGAGAAAGCTCAAAAGTTTGTCTGTTCAATGTCTAAGTCTGATTTCTTTGAATTCGACGTATCTAAACTTAGCGAACTAAATAAAACAGTCATAGCTTCCGTTGCTACTGTTACAGGCGTTGCAGCAGGTATAGGGTTAGCCTTTGGGGCGTATACTTTGTTTGTTGCTTGGAGAGATAAAAACACCAAGAAGACTTTTGAATCTTATACCCCTAGGGTTCAACCCCAGAAACAAGAAAACATGTTTAAGAGAAGAGTAGTCAGAACTGCTAATCGGTTTGAAGCAGGATCTTGCGATGTGAAGGCTGAAGCTTTTGCTAGAAAGCTTTTGCGCAAAAACATATATACTCTTAGTATTTTAGGCAAAAAAGTTGGGTTCGTCACCTTTGTAGAAGGATCCATTGCGATATTTCCTGCTCATTTTCTTGGGATTATAGAAATGATTATTCGAGCGGCAGAGAAACAAGGCGTGGATAAATCCCTTCTTGAAGCTGAGTTTACTAATACTGTAGCTTCATCCAAGAACTTCAACGTCTTTGTTGTTGACCTGTTTGAAAATCATTATACTATGGAGAGAAAAGACTTAGCCATTGTTGATTTTGGAAAGAAAGTTGTTCAACATACATCTATTATGCATCAGATTTGTTCTTATAAAGATGATCCTAATGTAAAAGGGATGTTATGTATTCCAGAGAATGACAACAATGTTATTTCCAATTATTTCAGAACTGTTAAGTTACATTACACACATGATTCTGAGATGAAGTTTGACAGTGTTCCACTCGACGGAAAATCTATAGTTTCGTACACAGAAGTGAAAACAGAAAAAGGTGATTGTGGGGCCCCCTTGATTGCTTTAGGGGGTACAGTTAACAACCACCCATATATAGGATTTCATACTGGCTCGTCTACTGCTGGTTATAGTAGTCGTGGTTATTCCACTCGCGTGTTTGTCGAAGATGTGGAACTGTTGATGCAGCAATTCGATACTACAAACACAGTTAGGGATAGTGACGCTGGTTTTGAAGAAGATGTCGATGACAATGTGTTAGGTGTTTTTGAAGCAGGGTATGTGTTTCCTAAGTCTTATGCGGGTGCTTCCAAGTCGAAGATTAAGAAGACGATCTTGTATGAGTGTTGGGGCACTTCTAAACGTGACCCTGCTAAACTAACTCCTTTTTATACGGAAAGTGGCGATTTAGTTGTTCCTATGGAGAAAGCTTTACTTAAATACGATCACACCTCAGTAGCTATTCACGACGTGTTTGTTGAAAAGGCCAAACTCTCGTTGTTGTCCAATTTGAATAAGACCCAGCAATTTGCGTGTCCTTACAACAAAAGAGTTATGTCTTTCGAAGAAGCTATTATAGGAGTTCATGGAGACAAAGCTTTTTCTGCTATTTCTAGGACTACTTCACCTGGGTTTCCTCATGTACTTAATAACCATACACATGGTAAGAAGTACTGGTTGGGTTTCGAAGATCATTATGATTTAGATAATAAAAACTTGAGTGAAGTTAGGAAAGTAGTTGAGAAAGCAGAACGCGACGCAAAAATCGGTGTACGATCCTTCTGGGTTTATTTAGATAATGTTAAGGATGAGCTGCTCTTGAAACACAAAGTTGCCATTGGCAAAACACGTGTTTTTTCGGCCACTCCTTTTGAGTTGTTGATTTTATTCAGAATGTATTTTGGAAGTTTTTCTTCCTGGATTGTGAGAAACAACACTTTCAATGGTATTGCTGTTGGTTTAAATCCATATTCCATGGATTGGGACCACTTGTCAAAGAAACTTGAAGCGTATGGCGACGGAGTTGTCGCTGGAGACTTTTCGGGCTATGACACTAGACAAGTACCGCAAGTTTCTAATGCCATTCTCGATTTGATAAATGATTGGTATGGAGATTCGGATGAAAACAAACTTGTCAGGTGGGTTCTTTGGCAAGAGATTGTTAATTCAAGACACATGCTTAGAAACAAGATTTATTCTTGGACAGGTAGTTTGCCAAGTGGGAACCCTTTGACTTCGATTGTAAATTGTTTGTACAATCATATGCTTTTTAGGATGTGTTGGGAATTTGGTATTTTTTCAGGAGTTATCCCTAAAGATCACAGTTTTAACGATAATAGTTTTATCTGTGTTTTGGGAGACGACAATATTATGTCCAGTTCCGTATCTCAATTTAACCAGAACTTTATTACTTCGACTATGCCGGTTTTCGGGCAAGACTATACTGATGAATTGAAATCCACAGAAAGGATGCCTGACTGGAGAAACATAGAAGAAGTTACATTTTTGAAAAGGTCTTTTAGATGGGAACCGCTGTTCAGTAGAATGGTTGCCCCCTTATGTAAGGACACTCTTTTTGAAATTTTGTATTGGCACAAATCTCAGTTGCCTGAAGAAAAGCAAGCCGCTGCTAACTTGGAGCTTGTTTTGAGAGAATATTCTCTCCACGATCCTTCTGAATGGAATCTCACTCGGAATATGGTAGATCATGTCTTTAAGGCTTATGGGTATTATCCAGAATTTAGTTCTAGAGAAGAGTATTTGCAACTCACTGTGACAAGTGAGATGTATATGTAGTTTCCTTTTGACCTAACTATGTCTTTAAACTGGTTCTAAAATATACCCTTTCGTAACTAATCAGCGGTGTTACGATCGTATGAGACGCTGAAGCGTGGAATTCTTAAAATTCTGGGGGCTAATGCTCCCTTATGACCTGAATATGTCTTTAAACTGTTCCGACAGTGTGTGGCGTTCCCGCTGTCAAATTCTAGACATCAGTAGTTACTTAAGGACATTGACGCGTCCCGAGAGGATTGATGTTTAGCCGTTCCACTTTATAGCAATAACGGGTGGACTGTCAAAAAGATTTGCTAACAATGAAGAAAATGAAAACCAAGGAAATTCGCTTTCTAGTGAATATCCTGACTTAACGGTAGACAACAATAAAGAAGAAACTGAGGGTAATTTGGAGTTTATGGATTCTTTAGAGAGTGTGACTTTGAATTCACAACTTTCGTCCTTTCGATTCATACCGGTTTCAACGGACTCCAACTATTCTAAGTACTTCTCTCGGCCTTATCAGGCGTTGCAGTTTACTATTAGCGATGCTGACGTTAACGCTTCTCGCTGGAGTGTTAATTGGCCTGATGCCAACACTCTTGCGATTTTCAACGGTAAGTTGAGAGGTGTTTCTCGTTTCCGTTCTGATATTAAAGCTAAGCTTTTGGTTAACGCAACTACTTCCCAGTCAGGAATTTACCGGTTTTACGCGATTCCTGCTTATAACAATTATACTCGCTGTTGGACAGCTTTGGCTTCGTCCACTTCTTGTTTGCCTCATGTAGATGTTAATATTTCTTGTATGAGATCTGCTGAGTTGCATTTGCCCTGGGTTTTTCCAATGGGCGCGCAATCTAACACCAATCCTTTGTGGGAAATTGGTGTATTGCCTTTGGCTAAGTTGCGCACGGGGACAGGTGACAATACTGCGTCCGTTTCTATTTGGATTACTCATGAGAATTTTGAAACTTATGGTAGTAGTGGTATTAATACTTTCCAATCTGGCGTCAATGTCAAAGAAAGGAAGGATAATGGTTACATTTCAAGATATTTGACTAAATTTAGTAAAATGTTTAACGCTTTGCAACCTATTCCCATTGTTGGGAATTATATGCCAGTAATGTCAAAAGTTTCAGACTCTTTAGCTTCTGCAGCTCGCGTATGGGGTTTATCTGCCCCGTACATATCCAAACCCCCAAAGAGAGTTGTTTCTTACAACAACGCTTCTTATGCTTTGGGGACTGAACCCTTTGCGGGCAAGATGATGAATGTAGTGGATACTAATATGGTTCCTTTTTTTAAAAAGACTGGGAATTCATTTGATGAGATGTCGATCCCGTATATAGCTTCTAAGTATTGGTATTATGCTACCTACACTTGGAACGATACCCAGGACGTAGGTATTTCACTTACGCCTGGAGGGATACCCACGACACCTACAGGATTTTTTGTTCCTTATACTGGAACTGGTTCCACCACCAGCTATGCTTTTTCACCTCTTTTAATTTTGACTCGTCTTGCTAAGGCGTGGAAAGGAGGTATTAAGTACCGATTTAATTTTGCGGTTACTAAAATGCACACTGGTCGTGTTGTTGTTGTTTGCGGTTCTAAGGGACTTACAAATAATGAAACTAGTTACAGGAAGGTAGTTGATATTTCTGAAACTCCATCATTTGAATTTACGGTTCCATTTTTGCATCCTCACATGCTTTCTCCTACTCAAGCATCAAATTTTTTGACTGTTTTTGTAGAAGAGAAACTGGCCAATCCTAGCGTGGTTTCAAATACCGTTGATTTCACGCTTGAGATAGCTGGCGCTGATGATTTTGAGATTATTGGTTTTAGAGGTGATGATTATAACGGGGAAATCAATCCTGCACTTCCGAGAACTGGAAACTTCGTTTTTCAGTCTGGTTGTTTTGCCGATGAATATGTTCCAGAAGACGTCATTTATGACGAAAGTACCCCATTACATTTTTGTGGTGAGAAAATCGTTAGTTTGCGACCTTTGTGTAAAGCTTTTCATCGAAGGATTGGGGTAACAGTTACTTCTGCTGGTGCTGTTTCTACTATAGCTTCAGTAAACCCCGCAGCTGCCTTAACTAATAGAGATCAGTGGATTCAATCTCCTGCCGCAAATTCTATTACTACTTTTATTACTTTTACTGAGCGTTTGTGTAGCGCTTATTACGGTATTTTTGGTGGTCTTAGAGCTAGGGCTCCTATAGAACCCACTGCTGGATCTCTTGTCGTAAAGGTTACTGACAACACTCTTAATGTATCAGATTTGGGAGGAGTTGTTCAGTATTTAGGCCCTTCGGAGTTTGGAGTTCCTGTTCAGTCTCCTTATTTCAGTCATTACCCCTTTGCTCCTCCTGTGAATACTCCTTCAGCTACTTCAGCTACAACTACCCACAATAGTGGGGTGTTGCTTTTTGGGAAACCTATTGAGGAAAATATTACACAGTTTACAGCAAGAGCTGATGATTTTGATGCTCAGTTTTTCTTAGGGTGGCCTATTATGTCACCTACGAGCTACCCCGTTTAGAGCGGGCAAGACTTTTTTCTTTTAAATTAGAGTTCTTGAAGTTCGGCATTAACACGTTTTGAAAGTACGTGTTTAAAATCATTTGGTTTTAGTACCCTTTTGGGGAAAATTTTTCCAAATGTGGTGTTTGTCTGGTAAAGAGACAAATGCGACTTTTTCTTGCAAAA